TTTGCTATACATATCTTTTCCTCCTTTTACCTATATGACAAGTGACCACGATCAAAAAGTTTTATATTTTCTATATTTTTTTCAAAAAAACTAAGATATGGCTATTGTATCATACTTATCCTTTGTAATCAGAGGAGTTTCTATCTTATCAGCCAACCACTTCCGCTCTTACACTGCGGACTCTTTTGGTCTTTGTATTTTAAAATCCGCTGTAATAAAAGTAAAGATTCCTTTTTTCAACCGGATCGTTGAATTATTTTTAAATTTTTTTGCCACCAGTATATTCCCAAACGAACCAGTTTCCATCCATTTTTTCGGTTTTACGCTGATTTTTACTTTTTGTACCCAGATTTGTGTTTCCTAAAAGAATGGATGCATTTTTGAATTTAGAAGCATAATTTTTGCCATTAAAGGAAAATGATGCACATGGATTCTGATATTTCCATAGTGTGATCTTGGTTGTAAAATGTTTGGTACTTTGTGTGCCATCTTTTTCTTTCCATGTCAGATCATAAGAAAGAGTCGTAGTTCCTGCGTTCTTTCTGGTAAAATGAATATCCACTTTGTCCTGAATCTTTGCCTTTACAATCTTTGGATTAGAAGATTTCAGGTTGATGATCTTAGCTCCCTTCGGGGTGTGGCTTCCATACAGATACAGATCTTCGTCATCTCCGATTCCCTCATCGCAGCTCCATACACAACGGGAAGTCGGGTAAGTGATCTTGTCCTGATTTACCGTTGTTTTGACCGTCTGGTCTGCCACCTCTTCTGCTTTAACATTCTGAGGGACGAACAGCATAGTGCAAAGAAGCAACACACTGATCCCCCTTTTTCCGATTTGACGCATTTCTCGCTTTGTTTTCATAGTCTTCTCCTTCCCTGCTATTGTTTTAGCATTCCTTTTATTTTTGCATGCTCAATATATTGAGTATATTCTTTCTGACATAAAAAGTCAATAAATGTCTGTTCTTTTCGCAAGGCACTTTTGTCGGTTAGGATGTGGGCTGGAATGGTCGCTATTGGCACCGATATAGGTACAGAAGAACTGGCTCATTGATGATATAGGTGTAGATGATTACATAGAATAAATCAGCTTTGAGTGCATATTGCATTTGACTTTTGCATATGCTATAATGCCGGTAGGCAAAGAGATAGGATAAGTCCATATTGGACGACAAAATGAAAACCCGAAAGTGTACCAGACTTTCGGGTTTTCTATTCCTGTTTTGGGTGTGGAAAGGCTTAATTCCACAGGCTGGTTACCGACTATTCGTCACCGTCCAACCATTTGATGATGTAGTGGCAAACTACACCAGCCATAACGGCAACTAAAAACGATAGAATAAATTCCATATTAGACACCTCCCTTCCGTACCGGTCTAGGAGGCGGTAACGATGCTATTTTATCATATTTNATCGGCTATTCTATAATATCTAAAAACAATATTGTATTCACAAATCATGAGTGTATATTGCATTTGATTTTTGCATATGCTATATGCCAGTAGGCAAACGAAATTACAAGTCCATCTGGACAAAGAACAAAGCCCTTGACCGTGGTACGAACACAGTCAAGGGCTTTTTCTTTTCTTTTATAGTGGCAAAGCACCCACTAGGCTATTTGTTGTCCATGTCATCGCTGTCTAACCATTTGATGATGTAGTGGCAGGTTACATCAGCCATAACAGCAACCAAAAACGAAATTACAACTTCCACCTGAACACCCCCTTTNTGTTGCCAGATTGGGTGCGACAACATAGCTATTTTATCACATTTTTCTTGTTTATTCTACAAACTTCTTATTCACATATCCCACCTTTCCTTTATACCGAACTTTTGTATACAAGACTTTTGTATACAAGACTTCGACGGTTGCACCGTTTGGAATTCTTAAATAACTTCCGGTCAGTTTGGATTTGGCTTTCCAAAGCAAAAAGCCCTTTTTCGCGCTTCACTTTCTTTTTCCACGTTTTCTTTGAATACATCCGGTGTTGCGTACAATGATTTTTAACATGCGAAGTCGTACTTCCCCACTTTGTCAGATAAAAATGAGGGGTATCAACAATTAGAAGTCCAGTTCACCGCCCAGCCAAGACCGATCTTTTTTTGCTAATAACAGCTTACCTTTTTATCNGTAGCGGTATCATACAGCAGTTTACTGTCATTGATCGCAATGTCAAAAGTCNAATTCCCCACATATGCTGGCTGGAATAAGTGCTACCTTTGGCATTCGTTACAATCTTGCCGGGCTTCGTTCTACCTTTGGCATAAAGCAAATCCTGATACTCTTTGCTCCGGAATCCTTCCGTGATGATCAGATAGATACCTTTCTTGGCACATTTCTTTAATAAAATGCCCATGCGATAGTCAAGCCACGGATGCAGCTTTGTTCTGTCAATTCTAATGTCATGTTCTTTCTTCATAATAATTTCCTCCATTTCTTTTCATATAAGATTCCCTGCTATTTTCATGCTTCCTATATCCAAGAAAGCATATCTATTTCTTTAATACTTTTTAGCATTCCTGATTACCTTCCACCTCTGGAATGCCAGCTACCGACGTAAGCAGACTGATCACACCGGCTACAACTGCTGATGAAAAAGCAACTTTCCAGTCTACTGTTGCGATCGTGCTGCCAACAGCGATCAAAGATACCGCAGTCTGTGCCATCGTCTTTACTGCTCTGATACCGGCTTTCTTTGCCCATTCCCTCGTGCTTACACTTACTTTAAATACACAATTCTGAAACATAACATCATCCTTTCTTTTCTAAATCTTCAATCCTGTGATTTGCTACTTTGATATCCTCGGAATTTAGCGCCACATGCTTTTCTAACTGATATACCCGGTCAATTACCTGGTTATGTACATCCTGCTTTTTCTCAAGCTGTTCTAGCCGATACGCTACCAGTGCCGTTGATTTCTTATTTGCAAAATATGCACCGGACGCTGTCCCGATCATAGAAATAATTGCTATTATGATTTCTATTACATAATTCTCCATGACAATACTCCTTGATTATTCTTTCATGCATAATGCAGCTACACAACGCATCTGGCTCAAACTAAGCGGATCATATTTCGCATCCTCATAATCCAATGTCTCTTCCGGCAAATAGAAAAGATCGACTTCAACGGTAAAACCAAGCAGCTCTACCAATTCTTGTTCATATTCACCGGCATATTGTTCTTTGACTTTCGGAAGGCCGTTTGCTTCCCGGCAAATGTGACCGGAAGCATCTTTTTCAAGCTTTTCTTCCTTGTCGTAACTTTGATTCAGCTTCTCTAACTCCTGCTCATAAAAAACCACCTCCTCTCTTAACGTCTTTAAGTTGCGCATAATAACATAGGCAAGCCTTTGCGGTAATCGCTTCTGCTCTAATGACTTTGCTTCCGAAATAATCTGCAGCATTTCATAATTTGTCATTTCTTTCTTTGTTTTTTTCTTCAATTCGTTATTCATAGCGGATAACCTCCTTTTACATATCTTCTGTTTTCTTTTCCAATGCACAGATCCGCTTTTGCAGCTTCTGGCAATAACATACCAAAGGCATGATAAATTCATCGTAACGCAGGTAATAATCCGGCTCAGATGTCTCATCACGCTCTCTATAATACATACCATCACTATCCTGCATTTCCTGATAAGGGTACTCTTTTACAATTCCCCCAAAATCCTGTGTTGTCATTCCCATTGACACAATAAGATCTTCCACATCCTGGGCAATTGCGCCATAATGTGTCCGGTCAGATGTTCCGTCCAAATACTTATAAGAAGATGGCTCTAAACCATTGATCAGCTTCTCGGCAAATGTATCGCTGATCGGTTCAATGTCCTTTTTCTTACGGCGATCGGATGAATTGGCAACACCTGAGCCACCCTGAAAAAGATTAACCGCATACATAGAACCAAACTGATTATTCAATGTACCGACATTTCCCATGCCTGTACCGGATGGAAGCAATTCGAGACTGTTAGAATATTGACGATATAAAAGATGCGGATAACCAAACGAACCAATTGTTACATGACCTAAAGAATTCGACTCGGTAAAGATCATATTCCCGACTTTGCATTGGCTTGATATTGTTGCGTTGGTTGCTAATACTTTCGACACATCCAAAGTTGATGTCGTTGTCCCGGATGGCATATAAAGTTGTCCTGTAATCGTATTCTTGCTATCCACAAGAAAAAGGCCAAGATCTTCATTCGTTCCCGGATAACCATAAACCAGTCTTCTTGCACTTCCCATTCCAATATCGATATAGCTTGCACGCAACCCAAGGCTATAATCACCTGATTGAACCGACACGCCTGTCCATGCAGTTTTTTCACTTGTAATGTTAATTGCTCCGGATGCAATATTTACCTGATTTTTTCCATCGGAGCAAAGAATTGTTCCGCTTTTCAGATTAATATATGATCCGGATGTATACTGACGGATACCATCCTTAGAGATAAAGATTCCGGACTTGGCAGATGTCATACTGCTTGTTCCGCTATAAATAGAGGAAGAAGTTAATGTCATGCCGCCAATCTTAGCACTGACTGCTGACAGATCATCTACTTTAAGCTTATCTGCCGTGATCGACCCGGTTGCTATCTTTTCAGCTGTAATCGCACCGGCTTTGATCGTACCTGCATCAACCGCACCGGCTGCTATCTTAGCTGTTGTAATCGCACCGGCTGCAATCTTATCAGTCGTAATACAATTCGCTGCAAGTTCATTCGCTGTAATCGTCTTAGCCGCAATCTCATTGGCTGTGATTGCATTTGCCACAATCTTGTCTGCTGTGATCGAGCGCTCTGTCAGAAAGTCACCATCCAGATGATTCACTTCCTTTGATACCAGTTCGCCACTGTTATTTAATGCATAAACTAATGACTTGTCAGAGCCGACCAGTTCCAAACGCTCTACGGAAAGTATGCCTGTCGTGATCTTATTTGCCGTCAACTCTACGATCTTAGCGGACGTGATCGATCCGTCTGCGATCTGAGCTGTATTTACTGCTTCTTTTGCGATCAACGCTGCTGTAATTGCTGCGTTGGCAATCTGGGCTGTCGTGATCGTTGCGTTGGCAATCTGGGCATTTGTAATCGCTGCATTGGCAATCTTTGCTGTCGTAATTGCCGCATCCGCTATCTTCGCTGTCGTAATCGCGGCATCTTCTATCTTGGCTGTTGCGATTGCTGCATCCTCTATCTTTGCCATTGTAATTGCCGCATCTTCTATCTGGGCTGTCGTAATTGCCGCATCTTGAATCTTGGCTGTCGTGATCGTAGCATCCGCTATCTTCGCTGTCGTAATCGCGGCATTCCCGATCTTAGCTGTCGTAATACACGCATCCTCGATATTTGCCAGGTCGATATCTGCTTTCTTTGCCGTCAGATTACTAATATCCGCATAAATGGCTTTGATATCCCCGGCAACCAAATTATCTACACGAAGGTTTGCTGCATTGATCCCATTTAAAAAGACAGTATTCGCTGTCGCTATACTGTCTTTCAAACTTGATATATCTGCTGTTGTTACAGTCACGGCATTTGAAGTTGCTGTACTGCTTTCTCCGATCGTAAAAGTATCGTTTGCCGGGTTTTCAATGCAAAGCGTCTTTTGAGTCACCTTCAAAAGAAGCCTGTCCGCATTCAGAACAGGTGCATTGACATAATATCTGCCACGCACTTTGATCTTTGGCAGCGAATGATCTAACAAAAAGTTATCAAACACTGTGATATTATAATTCGCAATCGGATACTGGTATTTTATAAGATACTGCACCGCCTGATCATATAACTCCTGCGGCGTTTCGACTTCTTCAAAAAGAACCGTCTTTGATATAATCCCGTATTTTGCTGCCGAATCAGCCGTCAGATCAAGCTTTCCGTTATTTACGGAACTGATATTAACCCGTTCTAAGTTATCTTCATCGGTATACAGCTTTGCACCATATGGAATAATATTGGTACACAGATTAGAGACATCGGTATCACTTGAATAGGATATCAGGTTATCTCCGATCGTAATCGGGTTATCATATATTTCAGCCGGCTCTGCAGAAAGTCCAAGCATGATCATCCGATAGTACCGGTCATAATCTGTCGAATCATCTTCATCTTCGTAGGATATGATCTCTTTGATATAAAGCTCACATCCATATGCCGTTACCAGATTCATCACGGTATCATACGTAGATGCACCTTCTAAAGTAACCGGATCGATCGTAATCGCCCGCACTGTATCATCAATCGCATTCTGATCAAACTTAAATCCGTCACCTGTTCTTCCATTCGGGCTCCAAAGCTCTAGCAAATAAACCAAAACCGATGTGAGATACGGATAACTGATCGTCGCTACACCTGTTGCACCGTCTTTTAAAAATCCCAGACAGCTTTCACAGATGACTTTCTTATAAATCTCACCCGATGATGACATCGTTACATTGATCCTAAGCACACGCCCCCCAGAATTCAATCGTTCCGTCTATCGAATTAACGCACTCAATACGTGTCTTATACTCCTGGATCTGATCATATCCCGGATTATCCGGATAAATATTAAACTCCAACGAATCAATCGCATTAATTCCCTGATTGATCGTTCCTGTGATCTTTTGTTCTTCATGAGAGGAATTTGTATCATGGATCACAATCGGTTCTTCTTTCTCATTACAAAGAGTCACCTGCATCAGATCACCTCCTGCATACTTTTTGTTTCTTCAGAATAAAATTTCTTATACGGATCTGCTTTCAAAGTAGCCGTACATTTCATAATCTTTTCCGTACTTTCCGAAAAATCCAATGATGAAACATTCGCATTATAGATATATAATCCTCTCTTAGAAACATCAGCCCCCGCAACATCCATAGAATCCGTAAAAGAACGTTTTGTATTGATATTTAAAAGCCACCTTTCCGTATCCGTCATGCTTTCATGTACTTCTTTTAGTGAAGTACAGCGTTTCCAGAATTTTACCGTGATCGTGCGGTCATCATATGTCTTTGTTCCTAAAACATCATCCATATCAACGGTTGAATTCCGAAACGGAATGGTTATTTCCGTTTTTCGGGGAACAGGAGCTCCGATCTTTACCTCTTCTATCGTTACTCCCAGTCTTTCCGTGAATGATCTCTGACCAATGGTAACATCATGCATTATCTTACTAACCCCCTTTGTCTTAATTGGATATCTGCTCCTTGCAAAAGATCAATCTGCCGATACACGGCACTTCCGATCAGCCGGCTGTCAATGTAAAGATTAAGCTGCGAACTGTCTTTGGCTGCAACTGCCGTATCCGGTGTCACAACCGATGTCCCCTGTACCGCCGGAGAGTCCACTGTCTTAGGCAAAGCATCCGTAATAATCTGCGACAAACCCTCTGTTTCTTTGGTCAAACCGATGGCAAAGCCGGCGCCTGTATATCCACCCAGCTCTGCCATCACTCTGGATGGTGAATGAATCCCCAGANTTTTTTTTGATCTGTGAAACCGTCTGCCCGGTCATTTGTGCGATTGCTGCAACGACCGAATTATTCCCTTTCGTAATTCCTTTTGCAAAACCCTCTGCTGTGATTTTTGCCTAACTCTTTCATCTGCTTTGCTAAGTTCTTTTGGAATGCTTTTAACTTTTTCTTTGTANTTTTTTTCAATTTTTCTAATTGGTTGTTATAACTGGTAATCTGTTTGCTATACGAAGCAATCTGCTGATTCGTCGTCGCGGTTAAGCTGCTGTTCTCCTTCTCGGCTTCCTTTCTTGCAATCGCATTTCTTTGATTGTAATATTCCTGATAACGCATCAACTGGTCCTGTGTCATTCCGGCAAGCGTTGAGACATCTCCTGCCGAAGATACTCCTGCTGATTCGAGATCCTTGATCAGATCACTTGAAAGCCCTCTGCTTCTAAGCTGTTCCATATTCGACTGCCACTTTGCGATCGTGTCATATTGAGAAGCCATATTTGCAATCAGACCTTCTGCATTGTTTGTCTTAGAGGTACCGGCTTTACTAAAAAGTCCCCATGTACCGGAAATACTGCTTTGCGTATCTTGAATCGACTGCTCTAAATCCTTACGAAGCTGTGTAATCTCGTCCTTTGCTGACTGAATATTTTCTTTGTACTCCTTTACTTTGTCATTAAAAGAAGAGCGCAGATTCGTAATATATTCTTTCTTTTGTGTCAAAAGGTCATTTCTTGCCTGGTAGTAATTCTTTAATGCTTCGGTATGCGCCGAAGTTCCTTTCTTCGTAGCTTTTACAACACCCTGCCAATACTTTGTTATCGTCCCCTGACTATAGCCTTTTCCATAGTTTCTAAGCTCTTTCATCTCAATCAGGTTTTGTACCTTTGTATTCAGGATCTCACCAAGCTCATTCGCTGTCTTTTTCAAGTTTCCTTTCTTGCTTTCAATACCTTTGATCAAACCTTCTACCGTATATACACCGGACTTTTGAAACTTTCTGGATGGCGAACGGATATCGAGCTTTTTACGAAATGCTTTATCAATGTCCGATGCACATTTCTGATATGCTTCGATCACTTCCGGCTTCTTCTTATCAACACCTTTGATCAGACCTGCCAAACTGTTGACACCGGCATTTTGCATCAGCTTTTCTAACTTTTCATTGTTCTTTTGGATCTGCTGCAAAGATGCTTCTCCACCTTTTTGATACGTGTTTTTCATCTTGTCTGTGATCTTGATACCGGCTTTTTTTAACTTGTCCTGCTGTTTATCAGACGCTTTGGCAATCTGACCATTGATCTTATCATAGGCTGTTCCGACATCCATCGTTCCATCCTTCAAGCCTTTGGTAATGTATGTCGGAATCGCTATTCCCGACTTTCGTGCTTCCTTTGTCAAAGCCTGTAACTTCTTTGTGATCGCATCCTTAATGGATTTCGTTGCACCTTCCGGTGATTTAGATCCATTCTTTAAGCCTTTTGTCAGTCCTGCCGGAATATCCGTTCCGGTCTTCTTTGCAATCTTAACAACATGATCAAAACTTTTCTTCGTAGAAGCAGACAGCTTGCCATTGGTCGCATTGATATCCTGCTCTGCTTTCTTAAATGCTGCTGAAACGGAAGTATATTGCTTTGACGTACTTTTGGTAGTGGAAGAACTCTTCTTCGTCTTTTGGTTTGCTTCTTCTAACTTCTTAGAATAGGCATCATAATAATCCGTTGCTTCTTTTACTGTCTTTGCCGCGTTTTTTTGTGTCTTGGCACACTCTTTTTCTGCTTTATCCGCTTTCTGTGCAGCCTTTGTTGCCGCCTCTGATTTATTTACTTTTTCTTCATATTCTTTCCGAAGCTCCTGAAACTCCGCACCTCTATATGTCATTGCATTCGGCTCTGCACTAAATCGTTTCATTTTTTGAAGTGCTGCTTCTTCCTCATTCGCTGCTTTCTGCTGCTTTTCAGAAGCTTTCTGTGCATTTTCTTTTGCTTTTGCAAGATTTGTCTGCGCTTCGGCTTCTTCCTTCACCGCTTTGGTAAGCTGATCCTGCATTCCTTTTGTAATCGCTTCCTGCTTGTATGCTTCCGCGAGCCTTTTGACTGCCGACTCTGTCAGATCGAGCGATCCGGTTTCTTCATCATATGCCTTAGCTAACTGCGGAATCTTTCCTTTCAGATTATCCACAATTGCTTTCATCTCTTTCTTCTGGGCAAGTGTCTTTTTCTGTGTTCCATTCAAGGATAACAAACGTGTCACCAGATTATCGGTGCTTGTAACATCGTCCTTTGTCGAATCCAGTGCTTTCTTATTCGCTTTTACGTTATCCTCTAACGCTTTGTTCTTTTCTGTAATTGCCTTTGTTGCTTTATTGACAGAATCAATCTCCTTATCCGTAACCGCATTCGCCTTTTTTTGCATCAACGCAAAAGCTGCCAGGCCGGCAACCACAGCAGCTATCGCTGTGGCAGCAAAAGCCATTGGATTTGCTTTTATAGCCAGCCATAAATCCTTGATCAAAGGAATCACTATCTTCGTTGCTCCCGAAAAGGCAACCATGCCTCCCGTAAAAGTCCCCATTGTTACGGTTACGGCACCGATTGCCTGTGACAGTAAAGGACATTCCTGCAAAACATTTTGTGCCCAGTCACTAATACTGCCTCCCACTTTGTACAGCCTTTCTAATGCAACATTAAGCTCTGAACCTATCGCTATCTTTAAATTCTCAATACCGTTTTGCATCACCTCTTTTGCATGTTCTGTCGTATTCGTCATCTTAGCATACGCCTTTTCTGTCGCCCCGGCACTGCTTTTTACATTTTGCAAGGTTTTATTATATTCTTCTGTTCCCGTTTTTAAAAGAATTGTTGCTGCAGTACCCGCTTCCTGACTGCTCCATAAGTTAGAAAATTCGGTTGCATTTCCGCCCACAGAGCTTGAAAGAATACCGATCACATCGCCTAATGACTTGCCATCCTCCATCAGTTCCGCAAAGCTCTTTCCGGTCTTTTTCTTCAAAATCTCCGAAACCGTTGATCCGTTCTTTGCTAACTCCTTTAACATACTATTGCTGTATGTCGTAGCTTCCGAGGTTTCCACACCACGCTTTGTCATTTCAATATAGGCAGCACCAAGATCCTGTATCGATACATTATAGTTTGCCGCATTGGTTGCCACTCGTCCTATGCTGGATGCCAACTCATCTACCGTTGTCTTACCCTGATTCTGAACCGTAATAAATACATCGCTGACCTCCGAAGCATCCTTCACCTTATCGCCATACGAATTCATAACCGTAGTCAAACCATCGATCGCAGTGCTTGCTTCTGTAAAACCACCGGTTGCCAGCTTTGTAGCTGTTCCAACGGTACCGACTGCTTTGCTTGAATCTACGCTTGCAGAAATCGCCTGATAGGTACTTTCTGCAATGTCAGATACCCCTTTTTCCGGTACTGCTTTGACAGAGCAAGCATCTGGTTATCTAACTTCTGCATCGATATCTTAGAGGTATCTGCGATCGTTTCCTACCTTTTGCAGAGGATGCACCAAACTTCTCTGCCGCTTTCTGCACATTCCTGCAGGGATCTTTGCGACATTCTCTACTTTTATCTTTTTAACCCGGATGCCGTCATAACACCGGCAAGCTTTGTAAAGGCTTCCTTGGTATACTGTTCCGTGTCTTTTGTCTTTTTTCCATACCGGTCGATCGACTTTGCACATTTGTCAAAAGATGCGTCTGCTTCTTTAATGTATTTTGCATTCTGCTCCACAGCTTTTTTTGCACGAAGTGATTGTGTTTCGGCAGTTTTTAACTTCGTGGTCCAGTTGCTTACCCGGTTTTCTGCTCTCTTGAGCGTATTCTCTCCTTTTTGATGTGCTTTTTCTAACTCTTCTACCACTTTTTTCTGACTGCGGTATTCTTCTGTCGATGTTCCCGATGCTTTTGCAATTTCTTCTAACTTTTTCTTTTCCTGTTCATATTCATTCTTTAATTTCTGTACGCTTGCTTTTAGCTCGTCACGGGATTTCTTAGCATGATCATATGCTTCTTGCGTCTCCTTTTGCTTTTTTTTCTGTTCAGCAGATATCTGTTTAAGAATTTCTGCCTTCTTCTTCAACGCTTCCATACTATTCGCATTTTCAACATATTTTTCTTTTACCAGTCCTAATTCCGCACGTAACTCCTTCAGTTTATTATTACACCCGGTCACCGCTTCTTTGTACTTTTTCTCTCCATCCAATACAATGGATGCCCCAATCTTTGCTTTATTCGCCATATCAATGTCTCCTTTCCTTAGCAATCTATCCTTAACGGCATGGTCAGCGTTTTATCTCCACAAAAAAATGAACATCCTTCCGAATGTCCTTTTTCCCTTGCCTGATTATGTTCTACCATTTTTATATCTGCGTTTTATATGATACTGTTTTCTGCTAATATATACGATTCTTCTATTTATCTCTTATCCTGATATATCTATCAAAAGCTTCTTGTGCTTTTTTTTGTGCCTTCTCCCACTCTTCTCCTGCTTTTTCATGTTCTTTCATTGCTTCTTCATACTTCAATTCCAAACGCTCATATTCTGCCTGATATGCTTCTTCTGTATCAAAATCCTCTCTGTCAAGCTCCATCTTCTGATCACAATACTGGGTTCCCCTGTTCAAAACATGCTCCTCTTGCTCTTCCCATTTGCGACCTTCTATATCATCCAACATTTTTCCATTCTTCTTCTGCTTTCACGAATAGCCCTTTTCTTTGGACTCAAAACGTC